ATAAGGAGATAATTAATGGCCTCCGTCCAAGGATGGGGCCGACAAACCTGGAATTCGGGTGCATGGAATACTTTTGCGCCCGTTGACGCAACAGGTAATGGCCTCACGTCATCTCTAGGTTCTTTTACCCTTACGGGTGATTGTAACATTACGCTTACTGGCATAGCCACTACTGCTTCTTTAGGCACGGCTACCGCTGTAGGTGTTGCAGAAGTTGACGCAACAGGTAATGCAATTACATCAAGTCTTGGTACAGAAACTGTTACAGGTTCTTGTGTAGCTTCTCCTACTGGCATAGGTACAACAGCATCACTTGGTGATGAAACTGTTTCTACGTTATTTCAATCAGGTTGGGATAGAGGCATTACAGGTGATGGCACTATTATTGGATGGAGTGACAATCTTTGGAATACAACAGCTCAATCTTATGCACTTACAGGAGTACAAGGATCAACAGCAACTGGTTCACCAACAGTAAATATTTCTGTTAACCCTACTATTACAGCTGCTGGATTAACTGTTTCTACAAACACACCAGGCACATCAATCTTTGTTACAGGTGTTCAATCAGCAACTTCTATTGGTACATTCTCTATATCAGGAGACTCTCAAACAACTATAGTTGCAGCAAGTGAGCCTGAATTAGATATCACCCTCGGTACCACTGCCGTATCAATTGGTAAAACAGTATTTCCTACAGGTAATGTTATTACATCAAGTCTTGGAACAGAATTAGTCACTGCTGATTCTAATGTAACCGTTACTGGTTTAGCTCTAACTTCTACTCTTGGTAATGAAACAGTATCTGGTTCTGCTCCAGTAAACGTAACAGGTAATTCTGTATCAATACAAGATGGATCAGTAACAGCAACAGGAGGAGCAATAGTAACTCTTACTGGTATTGGATTAACTTCAAATATAGGACAAGTAACTCAAGAAACTGTATATTCTCTCACTGGTGTAGGAGCCACATCAGCAACAGGAGAACTACAAATTCGAATAGATGTTAGCTTTACACCGACTGGAGTTTCTGCTACAAGTAGTACAGGTAATTTACAAGGAACCTTTTGGTCCGCAGTAGATGATTCTAACCCGGATATAAGTTGGACAGAAGTTCACCAAGCCGCATAAAAAAGTTTTGACAAACTTTGAAATAATAACTAAAACTTTATTAGGAGATTAAATGAGTTCAACTTATTCAACTGGCTTACGAATAGAGCTACAAACATCAGGAGAAAATTCGGGTACCTGGGGTACTATTACGAATAACAATTTCTCTCAGGTTTTTGAATTTGCTATTGCTGGTGTTTATTCTAAAGCAATTACTACAGGAACTTCAACCACACTAACAAACGGTGATGGTCCACAATCTCAAGCAAACAACGAAGCTAGACAAAATCAATTAATTTTAACAGGAACAGTTTCTACAACTCACACTTTACAATTCCCAGCTACACAAAAAACTGTTGGTATTTATAATAACATCGGTGGTGGTGCAAACATAACCGCAAGATTGGGAGCTTCAGGAAACACTGTAGACGTTGTAAATGGTAAATATAGATTATTAGCTACTGACGGAACTAACTGGTATGATATTTTTTCATTAGCTGGTTTAGGTGAAGCTTGGCAAATTAAAACTGGTACTTACACAGCAGTAGACGGAGATAATCTTTTTGCGGATACATCTGGTGGTGCATTTACAATTACTTTACCTGCTTCTCCTACAATTGGAAATCAAGTAAAAATTATTGACGCTGAAGGAACTTTCGGTACAAACAATTTGACAGTAGGTCGTAACTCGCAAAAGATACAAGGTTCTGCTGCGGATTTAACAATAAGCACTAACAGTGCGGGCATTGCTCTCGTTTATGTAAACGCAGACAATGGATGGAGGTTGAAATATAACGACTAATGGCTAACTTACAAGATATAGTAAACAGAAGTGAAGTAGGCGCAATTAAGCCTTGGACTAAAGCTGCGGCTCCAGCAGGTTACTTATTATGTAACGGTGCAGCCGTATCAAGATCAACATATGCAGAATTATTTGCTGTAATTGCCTCAACTTATGGAGGCGGTGATGGATCAACAACTTTTAACGTACCTCAATTACAAGGTAAAATGCCACAAGGTTATGATGGTAATACATATAACTTAGCAGGAACTGGCGGAGCAAACACAATTACAGTTGCTGTAACTAATAACCAAGCTGCAACAAATGCATCTAACCAATCTGTAACTGTAGCAGGTAGTATCTCCAATACTTCTTTAACCACGGCTCAATTAGCTTCTCACAATCATGATGGTAAAGGTAATGCAAACTCAGAACCTAGAGGTAACACGCAATTTGTAGCTACTGGAAGTAATGCTAACCCCGATGACAGATCAGGTGGTTCAAGAAATACACAAACCTTACCTCTTCTTCAAACTGGATCTGGAACTGGTCATAACCATTCTCATACTTTATCAGGGACATTAACAGGTAATGTTACAACAAGTTTAACTGGATCTGTTACAGCGGCAGGAACTAATTCATTCTCACCATTTGTGGTGGTAAACTATATTATTAAACATTAATGGAGAAGGTATGCAAAAAGTTGTGTTAATTAAATCAATAAACGCTTATATGATTATAGAAGATAATGGTGGAAAAACTACTTTTTCCGCTGATACACCTAGTGATAACCCTATTATGATAAAAATTAAAGAATGGACGGATGCAGGAAACAGTATTGAAGAACAGGAGACTGAGTAATGGCAACACAAATAGTAATAGGAAACGGAAGTCATATTCAAATTGATAATGATTTTCATATTGAATGGGCTGATAAAGGTACAAATTGGAATAATTCTTGGCTGCCGAGCACAATTCATTATGTAGTTTGGAATAGTATGGGGCCAAACGAAATACAAAATAAAGACGCTAATGGTATGATGACTGGTAATGTAGCTTTATCTGCTACAAGTGATGCAGTAGGAACTACTACTATAGCCAATTTATTAACTTGGGGAGAAACTAGACAACTTCAAATACAAGAAGCTGAGTTAGATTATGGGGCAGCAGTAGCTTCTGATGCAGCAAATAGTACAACTAATGCTGAAGGAAAAACTTGGAGAGATTACGATCCAAACTATTCTTAATTTAATGAATCCACGTAATTATTGAATGCCTGTCTCCTTGCGAGACTGGAGTAACTGCATGAGGAAAACAAAAATTACTTGGAAAAACAACCGCTGATCCTTTTTTCTTTTTTACAATAAAAGATTCTTTTTTAAAAAAAGAAAAATTACCCCCTTCATAATTATCATTAAGAATAAAAGAAATACTTAATACTCTAGGATTTACATCACCATGATCTACATGAAGTTTATACTCACCGCCTTGACTTCCTTTATACAAAAGATGATCATATCCAGTGTCTTCAATTGATGCACCTGTTTGAAAATGAGGATGTTTTTCAATATATTTATCTAATACTTTTCCTACACATTCAAAAATATACTGATCGTATTTTTTATTTAAAAGTTTCATATAACATTTTCTAAAATTATTTTTGTTTATTTTTCCTAGTGTTCCTGCACTTTCAAATGTTTCATTTTCTGAATCTTTAATTATTTGATCGCAAATAGACAAATCTAAAACATCTTCAAAACAGATAATATAATCAGTGATGTTGTTCATTTGTAATTTTTTTTCTTCCAAAAAAAAGATTTATATTTATCAATCCATTTATTTTGCAATAAGTTTAAAACTTTGCTATGTGCTTCTTCAAAATAATAACCAGCCCACATTTTATAAGACTCTCTTTTAAAAGGAATTACTTGAACCATAGGCTCTCCCTTTTTTATTAAAAACTGTTCGTCTCTTTTATTTAAAATAAAAGGAAAGTTAATTGTATTAACATAGGTATCTGTATCTACAACGCCTGCAATAATATCAAAGCGTGGTTCTAAACGATTCATAGGTTTTACAAATAAACAACTATAACCAGGAGGTGTTTTAATTAACCATTTATTATGAAACTTTCCAGCGTTCTTCCCAGTTTGTTTCTCCCATTCTTTTGGTAATTGTGCTTGGTTGTGAAAACCAAAATCGGTTTGTTCTCTATTTGCAGGGGTAACACTAAAATCATCTTCTGTAGGATCTACAAGATAATCTTGATCAAAGAACAGTATGTAACCCATAGTTAAAGAATCTAAAAAAGGCATACAAGTTTTAACCGTAGGACGATGTAAATCATTGTCGGTTAATCTTTTTAATTTTTTATATTCATCAGGAATAAATTTTGAAGCGGGTTTAGGGTGTGGCCATAGTTCAAGCATATCTTCTCTAACTGCACAAAATGTAATTTTATTTTCAAACATTGTTAATTATAAAATTAAAAGACATAGATCTTCTAAAGTCTCCTTTTACTTTGGTTTTAAATGGCATAACACAATGTTGATGCCTTGCTTCAAAAATATAAAAATGACCTACTTGAGGTTCCATATATTGACAAGTTACACCATCATGTCCAATAAAACCTAGCTTACCATCTTTGTATTTTTGTTGAGCTGTTTCTGGTGCATCATTAATAAATTCTGGAATTTTTAAAAATAAAACAGTAGACCATCCTGTCAAATCATGATGTGTGTGAGGAGGATTATATTCTCCTTCTTTCATATCATTAATCCAACAACTAAGAATTTGTAAATTTTTATGTCCTTCTTTTTTAAAATTTTGATTATACAAACCAACTTGTTCACATGTATCTATATAATCAGACATACATTTTGTAATACTTTTAAAAATATCTGTTGATTGTAGTAATTCAGTAAACTCTAATTCTGATTCTAAACGTCCTGCTAATCTAGGAGCCATTGAATTTAATTTATTTTTGTTTTCTTCATATTTATCATTTAAATCTTTAATTTCATTATGAGGTAAATTATAACATTTTACCATTCTTCCAAACATTGTAGTCTGTGCCATCATGGTTTTAAACTAACCCAAAATTGTATGCTAAATCTTTGATCTAGAAAAGCAACATCCTTATTATCATCAGTATATATTGGAGAAATACAATGAGGAATGTAAGAAGGAAAAAGAGTCATAAAATTATTTTTATTTTTAACTTCAATTATTTTATC